AGTGGCCGCCGCGATCCGTTCCTTAACAGCTTGCGGTCAGCTGCCTACGGAAAAGTGACCATAGCCGCCTCAGTGCTGTTTAACCCCAGCAGTGGGCTGACAAGTTGGCTATGTTGGGCAGGAACGGCGTAAAAATAGGTGTACGTGTGACCGCTAACTCATTTCTAATTTCGCTACAATGCGTTTCTCCGACACCTGGAAACGGGTATCGTTCGTTATTTCGTGTATCCAGCCCGTGAATGGGAGGCATTTCTGTTCTTTATTAAGGGTTATTCGCCGTTCGGGTCCACAAAACCGAAGCTGATCTTGGCGTCCATGTCCGTTTTTTGCTCAATTTTGTCAGTTGGCTTGTAGCCGCTGCGGTCCATAATGTCCTTAACCGCTTGGAGGCGCACAGCTTCACTCTCGGCGTTCTTGGCCAGGTCAAAGGCTATTTCAGCCGCTTCTACGGCCATCGACGCTAGACGGCTTTGTACGCGTTCCCTGCGTTCCTTCTCCAAACCGGCCAGGTATTCCCTTATTCCATCATGTTTCAACAAACGTGGCCCTTGCGAATAAGCGCTGTTTTCGCTGTATCCAGCCTGGATGGCTGCTTGCGTCGCGTTGTTGAGTACAAAATAGAGTTCAGCGAACTTTTGCTGTTGCGGATTGAGTTCTTCCTTTGCCATGTGTCCACCTTCTTTCATGTGGGTTCTTTCTATATAGGTAGTTCTTATCTTCTCTATTGGGTAGTTACCCTATCTTGGGTTCTTAGGGGCTTGAGTACATCCTGGAGTTTCTTCTTCTTTGGTTTTCCCCCGAAAAAATTTTCCCCCGTTTCGTTTTTCCCCCGATCAAATTCTCCTGGACCAAAAGGAAAAGGACCAAAGCTCTCGCCGTGGTCCCCTGCTGGATTGGAGGTATTAGTCCGGTGTCGGGACCTCTACAACTACATTTTATCATGAATAACCGCCTCATATTCTGCACGTTTTCGTCATGTTTTCTATTATTCAGAATAAAATTTAGCTTTTACTTGAATAATCGTCCCGTATTCCCGTATAATAGGGTTATAAGGTAAAAAATAGAAAATAAGGAGTGGGGCTAATGACGAAAAAGGAAGTTCTAAACGACATCATGTACGACTTGAAAATGAAGGATTCCGTTTATTTCGAAGCGGACGATGATTCTTACAGCGCTGGCAAACTTTTAAACGGCGGGTACGTGATCGAGGGTGTGAGCAGATACATTGAGGTTCCAAACCTAACAGCCGCCCGCAAGGAAATCGCAAAACTAGGAAGTAAACTCCTTTGGTTATGACCGAACTCAAAGTACAAGGAGGAAAATAAATGAAAAAGAATTGGTTAGAAACTTTAGGATGGGCGATGTTCTTCATCGTCCCATTCGGATTCATGGCTTGGTTTATCACCTGGATGTCATTTTTCAGCCCGCTGGCCAAAGGCTTGCGAGAAATGGGGTTGTAAATATGGATGTGAATGTAGTAAGGGAGTATTTGGAACGGGAAGGGTTCACCGGAATCAATTTCATCAAAACGATTGGCGAGAAACTTTACTTCAGGGCTTTGGATGAGGATAACGAGCGCATTTACATCGAGCTGGAGCCGGTAAGCGATAAGGTGTTTGTCAGTACCACCAAAGACTTCTATTTCCTGTCAGGCGAATGGACGATATACGAAGTCCTTTATTCGGACCAATAAGAACAAACGGCGCGTATCCGCATAGGGTAGGCGCCCTAGCTGGTAAAAGAATGAAAGTGGGGCAAAACCATGAATTGTATCTATTGCGGCCAGCCCGCCAACCTGCAAGTGGAATTTAAAAATATCTCCATCGCCTTTCAATATGGCGTATGCAACGAGCATTTCGAACAGCATTGTAACGAGAACCCGTTAAAGCCAGGTGACCTAATCGCCCGCCAGCTTCCGATCGTCGAGGAAATCGAAAAAAGCCAGCGTCGGGAACAGATTCATCAAGAGGTCGAAGCATTATGCGAGGCAAGAGGCTGGACCAACACCGACATACCGGAACTACACGACGAGGAACCGGCTGAAAACGAGGAAGAATACCTAACATGCGATAAATGCGGGAACGATGAGCGCTTTATCAACATCCACGAAGCCCACGGGTATCACCTTTGCGTCGAATGCGAAGATACCTTGGATACAGTCATCGACGAGCAAGTGGCATCTTGGGTGAACTGGAGAGACTGAACCATTCTAGCAGGGATGCAGCGTGTGCCATTGGCCGCTGGTCCCCCGATGAATGGCTTATGCCATATCAAAAAAAGAAAGTGGGAATGAGACATGGGTGTGTTTGATTTACCGACAACGGAATGGCATTGTAACGATTGCGGCGGCGATTGGTTCCAAGATGGGCGCCCTAAACACTGCACCTATTGCAAATCCGAGAATATTGCGGTCAATTGGAACCGTTCGGAGAAGATCACCGTCACCATCGTTGACAACAAGCCAAAGAAGAAGAAAAAGGGGGCTTCAAAATGAGTGAAGTGTTGAAGCGCGTGGAAGCTGAAATTATCGAAAAAAAGGAACGGACTGCCATCTGCCACAAATGCGGAACAGGTTGGGGAATTGTTCCAGGACATTTCAATCACGACAAACACCTAGCTTTAATCGGCACTAAGCATACATGCGGCGAAACTATCGAGGATTATCTTATGCCGGAAATCTACAAAACACCGGCTTACACCCTCGTCAAATGCGATTGCGGCAGAAAGGTTCAATGCTCCGGCTTCACAACTACATGCGATTGCGGCAGGGATTATAACTGGAACGGCACCCAATTAGCGGACCGTTCCCAATGGGGCGAGGACACAGGGGAGCATTGGACCGACTGCTATTGACCACCCTAGACGGAATGAGCGTGTGCCAATGGCCGTTCGTTCCCTCCCTGGGTAGAACAATACCCAAACTTTGAAAGTGGGGCGAAGTAAATGAGTAAAACACGGGTGAGCTTCTTTAGTGTGAAGCTGGTCAAGGAAAAGGCAGGGCTGTATGACTTAAACGAGGTTATTATTCGTTCGCCGGAGGATGCGGCATTCGCCGCTCGAAAGCTGTTGGGCTACGATGAGCTGCCGAATGAAAACTTTTGCATCTTTACGTTGAATACGAAAAATAAGATTGTTGGGGTTCATACCGTCTTTGTCGGCACCCTGAATGCCAGCATTGTTCAACCTAGAGAAGTATTCCAGGCGGCGCTTTTAAACAATGCGGCCAGCATCGTCTGTTTCCACAACCATCCTAGCGGTGATCCATCACCAAGCAAGGAGGACATTTCGGTAACAAATCGCCTGGTAGACTGCGGCCAGCTAATGGGCATACCGGTGTTGGACCACGTTATTTTAGGCGATAATAGATTTGTCAGCTTGAAAGAAAAGGGATATATCGGATGAAATGGTATAACGTCATTGTAGAATGGCCGGACGGTGATTCCATTTCAGACGCCATTAAAGGAACAAGCGAAGAAAATGCGATGGAAAATGCCCGCTGGAATTGGCCTGACGCGTGTAATATCGTAGTTGGCGAAGCAATAAACGAATAACCATTCTTCCCCCACTCGAAAGGGGGCGATAAAGGGAACTCTTAGGGGGTTCCCTCTTACCAATAAGGAGGTAAGTTTTATGAATGCAGATCAAATTCGCAAAGAGGTAGAAAAGCACATCGGCAAAACCATTCGCACACTATATGGCCCCAGCTTGGTTGTTGGCATAATCAAGGATGAGGAAGGTGTCGAGTATATCCACCTAAAGGAACGCGGATACGAAGATTATCATGTAAAGCTGGTGGAATGGGAAACGCTAGTACAATAATTCCCTGTTTCGAGGAACCTCTCGGGGTTCCCTCTTATTGCTAAAATAAAGGAGGGTTGGAAGATGGGCTGGATAATTACTAAGGACCACCTGGAAAAAATGGGCTGGAAAGATTATAAGTCACAGGTTGGAACCGAAAGCGCAGCTGACTATAAAGGCGGCGAAATGGAGGTTCGGGTGTATGACGACGACCACGTTCTTTATTACACGGCTAAATGTGATAGTGAAACCAGCGCTGAAAATTTCCATAACTGGGCTATGTATGATTCAGGTTGCACGATGTCAGAAATCAGAAATAACGATAAAGCCGAATGGGAGCCGTTTATATCATAGGAGGGGAATCAAATGAAAGTACAATTCGGAAATTATGATTGTCATGTGCTTTTTAGCGAATACGCCGATAACGGAAACACCGCCATTCAGCTCGTCGACGTTCGGGACGGAATGCCGGTTGCCACAGCTACAGTCAATCCAGGCGTGAAACTGCCGAAGGATATTGTCGCGATCAAGAACTATTCGGAAAATGAAGGAATGTTGGGCGCCCTTATGCAAGCTGGAATCATTTCAAACCCTCAACGCTGGATGGAAATGGGTTTTGTTATGGTGCCGGTCTGCAAGCTGCTGGTGTCCGTGTTCGAGGAAGATGAACAGGAGGAAATAGAAGCATGAACGAGGCGATTGTTGCCACTATTCTACACGAATTAGAAAATCTGCGTCACAAACGAGAAACGCAATTAACGAAGGAAAGCCCCGACACATACAATTATGGCTATGTAGCTGGGGAAATTGGTGGTATCTCTAAAGCCATTCGAACAATACAGAGCATGAACGTACCGGAGAACTGGAGGGAAATATGGTCACGGCGCCAAAAGGCGTACCGCCACGACAAGAAAATAAAAGCTATGTCTTGGGCCGAAAATCACCAACACGAATATGAGCAGCCGTTAAAGGTGGAATGGCATCCGAAAGACGAATGGGTGGTGTTTTGGCAATTGCCGGAAGAAGTATCGAATAACGAAATCAGCCATTTCAACTGGGTGGTCCACACACCGAAGTATGACACCTGGGAATTCGTGACTTGCAACGACATTTGGATTGATGAATCTGACATGGAAACGGACCTGTTCCGCCTGTTCATTTGGAAAGACGGCCGTGTGGAGGTTATGGTGGCCAACACACAGGACTACGACATACATGAGGATGCTTCGTATTTGTTTGATCTCGATGCGATTGAAGCCGCCGCCAAAGCCAGCACACCGGACATTGATGATGCGACCCAGGAATACATTAACCATTACAAGGTGTATGTCTTTAAAGGCCGCGACGGCGAATTGTTTGGCGTAACTGACAGAGACTTTGATTTGGAGCTTGCCAGCGTTGACGAACTGAATCGGGACCTGGAATGGGGAGACTATGTACAAGTGAAGGAAGGTCTTTTCTACTGGGATGACCAAACGAAGGATTACGTAAGGCAGGAAGCAGGAGAGGATATATAATGGCAGATTACATCGCATATGTGTGCCGTGATGTCGGCGGGAACGATGAATATTATGAAATCAAAACCCATCTACTCAACCTACCGGAAGATATTTCGGAAGAAGAACTGGAAAAACTAACAAGGGAAAAATTCAAAAGGCTGGGTGTGGAATTGAAGGAACACGAAAGTTTCGAATGGGAATTGTTTTAAACAAAAAAAGAGAGGTTGCATAGAAAAAAAAGCAAGGGGCTGCCTCCTTGCTCTTTTTTTGTCCTGGATAGGACCCCCATTTGCAAAATCGCCTGATTTCAGCAAATAAATCTCTCAAACAAAGGGTAGCACAGCTTTCGCTTTATGTAAATGGACAATTGATCCGGAATGCGACTAAAACTTACTGACGATAAAACCTATCAAAAAGCATATACCGCCTACAATGACATAACCCCAGTCATTACTTTTCATAATTTTCAATCCTTCGCATTTTGTTTCAAATGTCCCGCTTGTCTCCGGTCAACATGCCCACCCTCAACAAAAAGGCTTTTTTCCAGCGAAGATAGGTAGCCTGGGATATGCTGAATTGGATGCATATGCTCTCTATGGTCTTTCCTTCCCGCCAATACACATTGATGATGAACATTTTCTTTTCATGGTCCAGTTCTCGTAGCGCCTGTTCTACCGCATTGACATATTGACGTATTTTTGCGATGCGGAAGTCGTTCAGCAAGTTAAAGACAATGCTTTCCACCGGACGGCTGGGAAGGTTGCTCCTGCCGCCGCCTGAATCGTCACGTTCCGGTACACGGTACGCAATTTCCGCGATCAATTCGTTCAGCCGCTCCTTGTATTGCGGGTACAGCCTCACTTCGTCCTCGATGTATTGAAAATCAGAATCAGACACTTTCCATTTCTTCACGTTTTGTCACCTTCCAGCCGTGTCAAGTCGTCTCCATCGTCCGTTCTTTTTGGTCAGTATCAGCAGTTCCAGGTCCGGATAGTGATACGCAAACAGTTTTGCTTTCAAGCGGAACACCGCCGTCGACACCCCTTTTACGTCAATCACCTGGACCCGCCCATCGCTAAGCGTCACTAAAAAATCCGCCACATACTCTATTTTTCTAATCGTGCGACCACTTTTTTTGAAGCTCGGCTGCAACATGTAACGGGGCTGTAGTTCGATAAAACGAACCTCACCTGTCTGCTGCTGCTCTTTTAGAAGCTGGTAATAGTCCGCTTCCATTTTGGAATCAAAGACAATGCCGTCAATGGCCGTCTTTTTGTTGTTGTATTTAGGCACGGTTGACGCTCGCCTCCGCGCTGAATCCTTCCTTGTAGCGCTTCATCAGCTTGAGGTGGTTGTATTCGCACGCTTCTTCAAAACGAACGCCGTAAAAGGTAAAGATATCGCCCAAAATGTCCACGATTTGCGTCAAGTGAGCGAGGACCACATCCAAATCAAGCGTATGTTTTTGGCCAACATGCTTTTTGATCTCATCCGCCAGCATCCCAATGCAGATTTGGCTTTCTTTTTGCAGCAGTCCAGGCTCCTGCCCAAACGATTCATCCGGCGCCACTTCTGCAAGCGGGATGCCCAGCTTGGAACAAAGATTGGCAATGTACCAAAGCACATCCCCGCCCTCGTCCTGTATCTGTTCTTGTGTAGGCGGGTAATCGTCGTCTGTCAATGCCATGAGTTCAGCGAATTCTCCGACAATTCCGAGCATCAATACGGCGAGCTGTGTCTTGTTGTCTAGTTCTTGGTTCATGGTCCGTTTGGCGTGTTTTTGGTACATCTGAAGGTCCATTGCTTATTCCCCTTTTTTTACAAATCTATATTTGCCTCTGCTTACTCTCTTGATGGGAAATTCCCCTTTGAGGGCGGCAAAAAAGCGATTGTTTGCTTTGTGATTATCCCAGCCCATCGCAAATTCAATCTCAGCGGGCGCCACGTCCCTGTCTACTTTCTCCATGTATTCCAACATAGCCATAATATCCGCATATACCTGGCCGCTTTGGCTTAACGTTTTCTTTTTTGGTTCAACGGCGTCAGCCGGTACCAGCTCCCTGTCTATAAGGTGCACAATCGCTTCGCCCATTGTCAGTTCCAAGGCTTTGCAACGGTCCATAAATTCCGTGTATTTTTTCATAGGCATTTCGAACTTTACCCACTTCACCGCATCTTTTGCCTTTTTTGCCTTTGCGATTTCTTCTAAGTAACCCACGCCGCCATTTCCCCTTCTCGTCAATTTTATTCACCTTCGGCTATAAGATTATTAAAATTCTATTCTCGCGCGAATTTGCCCTATTTCTTGGCTTCTACGCGCCATCTGTTATCTTTGGATAACTCCATTTGGTCGAGATACCCTAAATGATTCAAAATCTTGCGGTATCGTTTCGGTCCGATGTCCGGCACCGTCTGCAATGTCTCCAGCGCATCGCAAAACAGGTTGATGGTATCGGCCGCCCCGTCGATTCTCCCTTTGCGGTAGCTGTCTTTCTTTCCGGCCTCATACCCTTCGGCATAGGCTTCCGCCATCGTTTTCAGCCGTTTAGCCGGTGCTTTTTTCAGTTTCTTCGTCAAGCTGCCCATCAAAATCACCTTCGAATGTTATTTGCTTTACTCGGGTCCCGCATTGGCATCTGTAAAAATCCCTGCCCCGATATTCCATATCACGCCCGCATTCCGGGCATATCATTTTTTCTTCCGGTCCTGTTTCCATTTGTGTTTTTTCGTCCCCTTCAGTCCGCCTGGGCGCGGTCCAATCCATTCCTCCAGCTCACAATGGATAATCAAAAGCGATACCTCATAGATAGCGATCCCGAAATATTCGGCAATTCGGCTGATTGGTTCCCCATCGTTCCACATGGCGATGAATTTTCGTATCTGCCCGTGTGAATAGTCAAACCGGGCTTCCGGCAGGAGAATAACCCTGCCGCTTAATTTGTTCAAGCCCATGCTCGACCGCTCCTTAAAACAGCAAATTTTGCAATCTCTTATCCTTGGTTTCTTTGAAAATGACATAAGTTGCCTGTTTGAGAAGCCGGGAAACGAGCTTGCTGTCATACATCCCAAAAAGGGTTTCGCTTTTTAGATTGGTGGTCGTAATGGTTGCCTTATCCTGCCTGGCATTAGCCACGGCATACAATACACGATGGACGAAGTTCGATGCGCCCTTGTCTGAGTCGATGGCCCCTGTTTCCGCTCCAAGGTCATCCAGCACCAAAAATTCCGCCTCGCTCATGAGTTTCACGAAGTATTCTTCCGTGTATTTGCTGTCCTTATCTTTAAAGGACGCGCGGATTTTTCGCAGCATGGCATCAACGTCTATAAACAGACAGGTGCGGTCCGGCACCTTCATTTCGTTCAGCTCGTATAAGACGGAATAGGCCAAATGGCTTTTCCCTGCGCCTGGGTTTCCTTGCAGAAGCATATTAAAGATTTCACCGGCCTTTAACCGTTTTAAAGCCGCCTCGACCTTATGCTTATTTTCGATTTCTTCCGGCTCACGGGCTGAATAGTTGTGCAGGCGGGCATTGAGCAGAGTGGCATCTTGCAGAATGCTCTCGTAAAACAGGATGTTATAGTCCTTTCGCTGCAAGGCCTCTTTGTGGAATGCTTTCATTTCGTCCTCTAAAGCCCTGTCCTGTTCCTCCAGCTTGCACCTGGGGCACACCACTTCGCCGTTAATGACCATCTTCTGCATGTTATGAATCTCGCAAACGTCAGAATGGAAGTTCATAGCCGCTCGGAACTTTTCGGGAAGTTTCAGCTTTTCCATGTGTTTTCCCCCTGTCGTGTTCTTCCTGCCAGCGTTTGACTACCCATGACAGGATAGCCCGATAGTCAGAATTATATTTTTTTCCACTTGCACCTTTATAGTTATCTAGCATTTCAATCATTTCGTCCGTTTGCTGCTGGCCATATTTTTCGATCAGGCTTGCATGTTCATTTTCACTTAGGGAAACAAACTCCCCATAGGGGGTTTTATTCTTTGTTGTAATCTTTGTTGTAGTCTTTGTAGTATTCTTTGTATTTGTACTACCCTGGGGGGAAGGACCGTCCTTCCCTGGAGGTAATGACCCTCCTTCCCTGGGGGGAATGACGGTACTTCCCTGGGGGGAAGGAGGGTACTTCCCTGGAGGTAATGACCCCCCCTCATCATTAGGCGTATCAAGGGTTTCAGCTTCATTCGGAGCTTCTTCAAACAGATGCGGATACGTCAATTTGCGGAGATTTTCCGCATTTAACAGCAAAAACATCATGTTTGGCTTCTTTTCTCCGTTAATCACCATTGTCAGGAAATCTCGTTTGACAAGCCCCTTTTCTTCCAGCCGTTCTAAGGCTTCCCTGATTTGTTTGACCGAAACACCGAACATGGCCGTTAAGTCTTTGTAGCTCTTTTGCAAAGCATGATGCCGGAATTTCTTTTTCACTTGAAGCACTACGCCGCTTTGTTCGTCCCGCACATAGGTCGGCCGATACCAATACACCACTTCGGACAAAATCAGCATAGAAAGAAAATCCGGCTGCCCGTTTTGAAATTTGAATTGCGAATACCAAGAGTGAGGGATGATATTTCCCTCCAAATTCATTGTTCCAACTAAATCTACCGCTTCGTTCCCTGTTGAATACACCCTAATAACCCCCTGTTGACTTAAACGTCTATTTCTCCGTCGACAAACTCAAACAAATCATCAAATTCCAAATGAAGGACATTCAGGACCTTCTCGACGCCCTGCGGACGCATCCCGTTTTTCCCCATTTCCACCTTGCCGTATCCCGCCGTTGAATAGTCGATCATGTTGGCAAAATGCTCCAATGTATACCCGCGAGACACCCGTTCCACCCGCAGCCTTCTTTTAGCCATTACTTTCACTCTTATCGGTCTTGTTTTTACCATTCCAAATCCCTGCCTTTTTTTGTCGAATATGCAGATTATTATACATTCTTGTCGAAATAGACACAAACCCAAAATAAGAATGGGCAAAATATACCATGTTTATGTAAAAAGCGTACTAGGTTTCTAATGCGGCCGTAGTAGAAACTAATACTAAAGTATTATGTAAGTGTTTGCATTATAGCAGAACGCTTGTACTTGTCTATGTCAAATCCTGTCGAAAAATAAAATATTTTTTTAGAAAATTCACAATTTGTCATTAATTGTCTGTTATAATAATATATTTGTCGTTTTATATAAAAAAAGACCACCTTTAAAAAGGCGGCCTTTTCGGTATTCTGTATTTCAGGTTCCCTTCTTCATCCAGGTTCAATTCCACCCAGACGGCAAACCATTCTCTTATTTCTTTTCGTTCGTGGGCCAGATCATGACAGTTCCGGCAGATGGAGACGCCGTTCCGTTTGCTGCCGTCTCCAAGCTGGCTTCTATATACGACGTGATGCGGGATGCTCTCCAGCATGTCAGAACGGCCGCAACGGACGCACTCCCAGCCGTCCCGGTCAAATATATCCTGAATCGTCTTTTGCGTAAAATTGGTCCTATCCTTGCGTTTTGGGACCCGTCGATTGTAGTTCGGCTTCGGGACCGGATTGAATGGCAGCATATTTCTTCCTCGCTTTATCGTAAAGTTCATGCCGCTTGTTCTTTCCTACTTCTTCGTCCAGCACTTGTATAAGGCAATCATAGCGCACATCCATGCGTTTTGCTTCTTCTTTCCATTTCTTCGCCTTTTCCCATTTCCGCTTGTAGTCATTCCTGCTTTGTTTCAATTCCTTGATTTCTTTTTCCAGCTTCGCATCATTCATCGCTTTTCCCTCCTGTCCGCCAGCGCCTTTGCCGCCTCTCTTGCATAGACGGGATTGGTATAAATCTCCTTGGTAGACGTGCCGTGCGTTTTGGCATGGCGGCTGAAATTCGAAAAGTTCTGCCAGGTCTTGCAGATAGGGCAATAGAGTTCATCGTTTAGTTTGTAATCCTTCACTGTGAAGCGGTTGTTCTTCATTTTTACTTCACTTTGAAGAAAGTTTGCATCATTTTTTACTTCACTTTGAAGAAACTTTACTTCATTTTGAAGAACTTTTACTTCACGTTGAAGAAGTTTTGCATCATTCTGATGCAAGTTTACTTCATTTCTTGCTTCACTTTGAAGAAGTTTTGCATCATCTTGAAGTAAGGATACTTCATTTCTTACTTCACTTTGATGCAAGTTTACTTCATTTTTTACTTCATTTTGAAGAACTCTTGGACGAATCCGCTTCATTTCGTTCTCGATTAAGATATAGAGAGCTTCATTCAACGATAGCCCCAGGGCATCGCAATACACCTTAAACTCCTGGTGCAAGTCTTTTGGTATCCTTGCTGTTATCCCTATGGCGCCTTTTCCGGTTCGCTTCTTCTTTTTCTTGTATTGGTCCAACACCGACAAAATCCTTACCTCCTATTCATACTGATCGAGCAGTTCTCCTAATTCTTCCACTTCGCCCTTATACCGGTCCACCAGCTTCTGTAACTCTTTATTCTTGTCGCTCTCCGCCAAGCAGCGTTTCATCCAGCGCCCGGCATTGTCCTCCAGCCACGCTGTTTTATCCTTTTCTTCGGCCAGTTCCTTCTTTAGCTTTTCCACTTGTTTTTTCCAAAACTCAAGTTCCGACACCGCCATACCACTTTTCCCTCATTTCCCTTATTTTTTTTGTTTGCTCCAATGTCTCCAGCATAGTATCCAAGTTGTCAATTTCATCACAGATGCCGTTTAAGGTGTTTACGTAATCCATCATGCCTTTTGCTTTACATTCGTCTGACAGACGGGCAAGCGCCTCGTAAATGGATTTCATTTGGACCAACCCCTTTTCAATTGCGGCTTGTTTAGCTATACTAGAAAGTGAATTCAACACATTCAGCTGTGCAAGCTGGCGGAAACCACTTGTATAGCATAAATTCCATGCTGCTGTGTGTTCCTTGAGAACGTCCAGATGAAAGAAGTACCTAATGGCGAGGGTACTTTTTTCATTTTTAATGTCTATCTCGCATGAACCGGTGTTTTCGTGTACTCATACATCGCCAGCTCAAACAGGTCCTTGCAGCCGCTTCCCGCCTGTTCATAGGCATCGCCTATCCCATGCCAGCGCATGTATTCCCCTTCCCAATAGGCGGCTTTTTCCTCCAGGCGTCCGCCAACCCTCCGCGCAATCTCCTTGGCATCCGTCGCATTATTCATGCGCTTGTCATACTGGCCCAGGCGCACCCGCTCATATTGATTCGATTTCCCCTGTTCGGCCACGGCGAGATAAAACTTCTGCAGATCGCGGCATTTTCCGGCTACATTATAGGCTTCCTTTCGGGCCATACTATACCATATGCGGATTTTCGCAAGCATCCCCGGTCCCAGGAGAATCGCGTCCATTTCCGGGTCGTTGAAGCCCGTTTCGTCAATTAAGGTCAAATAATGGTTATGCTGCCCGATAAAGTACTCCATTTCCGGCATTAGCTGGGTCTGATACTGCTTCACGCGCTCCCCCAGCAAATCCAGCTTATTGACTTCTTCCGCCGCCTTGTCGGTTTCGTTCAGTTCCGCTTGTTCTGTTACCCGCTCCACCGTTCCCTCTCCTTTATACGAAAAGGGGCGCTAGGCCCCTTATGCTAATTCTTGTAAGTTGTATCGTTCGGCCGTTTGTTTAGGCAATAATAATGTGTTATCGTCTAAGTCGTTTTTTTGGATTTCCAGCGCTTCACTCAGAGAATACAATCCAGCTTCGGCCAAATTGCTTGTATACCCTCGTTTGTGGGCTTTCCAATAAAAAACCGAACCGCCGCTCTTGTTCGATCTCTCCAAATCAATCAAGTAAAACATGGCTCCCCTCCTAGAAAGGCAGATCATCGTCATTAATGTTAGGCGCTCCGTATTGCCCTGCTCCTGCGTTTGACGGCTGTTTGGAATAGTTAGCTGGCGGCGCGGTGTTTCCGCTTGAATTTGCGCTGCTTTTAGGCTCCAAAAACTGTACGTTCTCGGCCACTACTTCCGTCACATAGACTTTCTTTCCATCCTGCCCGTCATAGTTCCGGGTCTGAATCCTTCCGACCACTCCGGCAAGGGACCCTTTTTTCAAGAAATTCGCGACGTTTTCTGCCTGCTTTTTCCACACCACAATATTGATAAAATCGGTTTCCTTTTCCCCTTGGGGGTTGCTGAAGCTGCGCTGTACAGCGAGGGTGAAGGTAGCGACGGCTACACTTGATGGTGTATAGCGTAAATCAGGGTCTTTCGTTAAGCGGCCAACAAGTGTCACGTTGTTTATCATGTTTCTTCTCTCCTTTGAAAAAAAGCTCTATTTTTTCTTTTTCCAGGTGAATAAATCTTCTTTTTCGATGACATCCGGGTAATTGCGTTCAATCTCTTTGATTTGGTTCATAATTACCTCTTGCATTTCCGCAAGGGTTTGAGCCGCTTTTTTGGCTTCGATTTTGTTCTTCGGCAGCATCCCTCTTATGTTTTTCTTGGCATATCCCATCGAGATCAACTTGCCTTGGAACGTTTTTTCGTTCACGTCAAATTCGGCGCGGACCATGATTTCTTCCAATGAAAGCTCCGGCTGCATAAAGAACTCTTTCAGGTCCGATTCTTTCGCTTTCTGCAAATACTCCCGTTTTTTTAGCGCTTCTTTGTGGATTTTCTTGGTTTCCAATTTCGCAAGGAAACTGCGGCGGATTAAATCCTCACCCAATTTTTCCACAAGGTCCGGGAACAGTTTTTTGATATCTCGTACCCAAAGAAAAATGTAATGAAGGTTGTAAATGGAATAGGTCTTGTTCCGAAGTCCTGCTTCCACTTCTTCCGTCGGGAAGAAATCCAGCACTTGGCAATACTGTTCGACCGCGCGTTTGGCCAATCGAATGTCCGTGGCGAACTTGTGGAAGCTCGGTTTGCCCCATGCAATCCAGCGCTCATAGACATACTTGGCCCACTCATAGGTATCCCAATCCACTTGGTGCGCCTGGGCATCGGCGATGCGCTGTATCTCTTCTTGGATGCTTTTTGGTGCCGGTACGACATAAACAGGAATCTGCTTCATCCCGGCTTTACGGGCGGCGAACAATCTTCTATGGCCCGAGAGGACCACGAAAATAGACCCTTTTTTATAGGCCGTGATCGGAATTTCCCATCCTCGGTTTTTTATCACCTGACCCAGGTCCTCTGATTTCACAGCATCGTTTTTCCTCGGGTTAAGCGGGTTTGGCGCGATATCTGAAATATCCACCCATTCTAAATATGAACGCTGGTTGTCTAGTTTTACGATTCCTTCTCTTGTCATTGGTACCTCTCCTAGTCGTTAATGGGAAGGGGAAAACTCCCCCTCCTTTTATGTGTTTAGCTTGCTGCTTCCGATTGTTGTTTTTTCTTAATCAGCGCCTCGTCAAGCGCTTTTGAAATATAGCTGTTGTCTCTGCCCTGGTCCACCAATTTTTGGCGGTAGGCTTCGAATCCTTCCCTTGACCCCATGACCAGCTGATACTTAGCGGCAAGCGCGGCATTGCTGGGTTGCTGCGGCTGGGACGGCGCATATTGGTTCGGGTGTTCTGTCAAATCCTCGGCGTCCGAATCCTCCTCGGCTGCTATTCCGCATACGGCCTGAAGCTGATAGCGTTTCGCATAAGAGGCCGCACTTCCAAATCCTTGTGCATCGGCCGGTTTTCCGCCTCTTGCCGCCGGTATTTTAAGGGGAGACGATTCCAAAAACTCGCCGGATTCATGGTACAGGGTCGTAATGACCACCACATGGTCCCCGTCGCTTGATATGTCTTGATGAAAGGATAACCCATGTTTTGCTAAGATCGGGCGCACCGTCTTGATTACATCCGGGAGCGGACAGTATTTGCTCTTGAAATGCGGGTTCGTTGCCGTCAATGCTGGGTTTTGGATTTCAGCTTGGTATTTAGCGAATGCTTTTGAAAACTCGCTAAAGGTTTCAGAACGTTTCATATGGCTACCTCCTTAGTTTTCGGTTTTTTTGGCTTGGCGATACTTAACTGCCTGTAACCATTTGTTTCCGACACCACATCCAAAAATACATCCGGGTACTTTTCTTCCAGGCGTTTCAGGTCGGCCGTTTTCTTCCCGGCCCGATAGCCCCAAGTGACTTTATACCCCTGCCACATCGCGCCAAGGTCCTCCCCGATGGCATTTTTGATATTGTTCTCCACCAGCGTCAATTCTTTCTCCAGCTCTCCTATTTGCTCTTTTAGCTCCATCCTTCTTAACAGCCATTCCCCAAACTCATCATTTTCAAGCTCCTTGTAGCTCTCTGTCGGGTCCGGGTAAAGGCTTCCAATTAATTGTTTGCATGTGTCACTCCCATTGATTTCAGGAGGGATGCGCATGTCAACCCTTTGGGAAAACAGCAATTCGGTTTGAATCAACTGCTCGATGTAAGCGTCATTTCTCTCTACATAGACGCTGTACAGTTTGTTCCCGCCGACAAGGCTTCCGAAATACGACCACCCAAGCCCCGTGACAGCCATGTAATGCTGGACCTGGGCGTAATATTTGGCCGGAACTTTGCCGTTGCCTGTGCCGTTAGCAAGGATTTCTCCGTTTTGCCATTCGCCGTTCAGGTATTCACTGGCGGTCTTGATTTCAAGAATTCCGAATGAATCACCCCTGCGGGCCAATCGGTCGATGTTCGCGAGCATGAAAGGATGTTCTTTTGATTGAAGGAGATAAGCAAACGGTTCAATCTCAATGCCCATCGCTTTCCCGTACCGCTCATGCCATTTATCCGCCACCACCGGCTCCAAGGTATGGCCCCAATACGCCGCTTCTCCTGCTTCGCTTGGTGTGATCTCTCCTATCTTTTCAAGGTAAAGGGTATATTCATCTTTGAATGAATTCAACCCCAGGAGAGTTCCAGCGTCACTTCCGCCAATGCCGACTTGCTTCTGTCTTTTTTGTTCCCATTCTTCGTGCGTCACGTTGTTGAAATCCTCTAAGATGTTCGCGTATTCGAGGATAATCAAGCGCCTTCCTCCATTTCTACGTTTACTAGTCTTTTAGCCAGGAGTTCCGCTTGTTTTTTTTGCAGGGCTTCATATTCCTGCTTGGCTTTTTCGGCTTTTTCTTTCATCAATTCAAGCTCATCTTCCTCGGTTGGCCGATAAGAGAGACGAATGCCTAATTGAGTTCCAGGAACAACATAACTTTTCTCAATGCGGTAGGATTCACGGTCCGTCTTTTCCAATTCGAAACCACCTTCCAGCAGAACAGCAGCCATTTGGTCCACTTCTTCTTTTGTGTGATTCCAAACGCCTTGTTTAGAATTGACAGTAATCCAGCCGTAATTCACATTGTTACTTTCGTTCAGGCTCCCAAGAAGCTCAGACGCCTTTGTTAAATGATTTAAAACTTCCTGCCCCACTTTCAATTCCATCCTAAACCACTTCCTTTTCCTGATTTTGGTCCAAAAATTCCCGAATCAACTGTTCCACAATCACGGTCATGTTCACTCGATTCATGGCGCAATACACCTTTAAGTCTTGTTTGAGTTCAGAAGGTATGTCTACGGTGAGTTTCGTTTTGTTTTCCGGTGTCGCCATTTAGACACCTCCCTTATTCCTGTATTTACTTACTCCCTTATTATAACATTCCCGGAAACTTGTGTCAAAATACTTCAAAAAAAAGATAGGGATTTTTCCCTATCTCAAATCGTATGGAAGAAACACCACGCAATCCAGGTTTAACTGCTGGCATAAAGCCTTGATGTGCTTCTCCCTTGATTCCTTTAAGGTGTAAAAAATAATCACGGGCTTATGGCCTAGATCATATTTCATGACAGGGCTGACCTCCGCATAATTTTCCAGCTTCTTTTTGTTTTCTCCCATACTTTGGGTTCGGTCCACTTCAAGGAAATGCCATTTTTCTTCGTGGATAAAACGGGCATCCGGCCGTACATATTTCTCGTTGCCGACAGCAGGCGTAAAGGCTACCTTCCTTTCCACTTCCCACGTTTTTGGGCATCCATAATGAATGTACACCTCATTTCGCATGAGGTAATGTTCCGCCTGCAAGCTCCATTTGACTTCCTTTTCACTCCCGATCCAGTCCCTACCTTCCTTATTTAGATAGTAAACATTCTTTCCGTTCAGATTTTGGACATTCAAAAACGATTTCATTTCTCTTAAAACTTTGAGTGCGTTTCTATTCGAACCTAACGCGTGGATTTTTTGAAGCTGCTCCCTTGTCGCGAATCTCAATCCGTCCAGTGTGTTCAGGATATCCTCCTGCCGGTTCAGCTTTTTCTGGTGCTGGCTCAACCGCATGGGCTGTTTCTCCTTTCATCAGGACCGGCACCTGGAATTTCTCCAGCCGTTCCCACATTTCTTCGTCCGTCAATAGCGGCGCTTGCATTTGCCGCAAATCGTGGCTTTTATACAAGGCCCTTCCTTTAATGTCTCCCGGCAATTTCTCTGCCCCCCTCATGTCAATCGCAACCTCTGAAGCATAGCCCGTCGGCAGTCGAAACGTCACTTTTGCGTCGCTGTTCATTTTGATCTGGCGCGGCAGGGTGTCGGCCGTCGGATATTGAGTGCAATAAATCAGCCTGTATCCAAGGCCCCCTCCAAGCCTGGCAATTTCGCTGAAATAATACTGACAAAGGTTCAAAAGTTCTTTCAAGGTCCCCTTTTTTTGCAATTCTTCCGGAAGCAAGTGGAGGTAAGGCTCCAATTCTGTTATATCTTTCAGCTTTCTCGTCATGAATCCTTCTGCCGCCAGCTGGGCCGCTTCGTCCACGACAATGAACACCCGCCTGTTGAGAGGGCTGTTTACGATGTTTCTAATCCCCCTTTCTTTGAAAAAGGCCAAATCCTGGTGCATCAGGTTGTGAAGATACGTAACCATCAAAAATGTCTCAATATAATCACCGGCGACCCCCTTGACTTGCCGCAGGCGTTCGTACTCCGAAAACTCCAACCCTCCTTTCAGGTCGAAAATATAAAATTCCGCATCATCCGGGTGATGTTCAATCAAATACGTCATTAAGACTTTCAAAAAGACGGTTTTCCCAAACCTCGTCACCCCGGCCACTGTCATATGGGGGATGTGTTCCATGTTCAGATAAATCACTTCCTCCAGCGTGCGCCCGAGAGGGACGGTCCACTCGACTTTCCCTGCTTCATCCTTTTTGGGAGCCGGGATTTTCTTATAAGGGAAACGTTCCGGGATATCCCAATTAAATACGCTTATCACCATATGTTTTCGCAGACCATCCAGCTTCTTGAATTCCACCAAACAAGGACGGTTCAGGCCATCCGAGAAATAAGCGCCCTTCTTTTCCAATTCTTCCAGGACTAACGCTGACAGTCCAAGCGGCAAATCATATACATACCGCGTTCCGATTTCCTTTTCTTCTTCCATTATGGGCATCTTCTTTTTGAATTTTGGAAGCTCCTTTTCGTCCCCTGTTCCCGTATAGAATCCGATGTTTTTAAAAATAGTCTGAATTTTCTTTTTATCATTCTTTTTCGGCTGCGGCATCAAGGCGGCGGCCGCTCCTATAAAGATGGGCAATAACGCATACTCGATCATTCGACTTTCCTCCTTTTTTTGGCGCGCGCCCCCCCGTCATGGGATGCGCCAGCATTCCATAGGGGGATTTGGGAAGGGACCCAAATAGCTGGGCTAGTCCCGAACCCTGAAAAGTATGCAAAAACCTTGATAGAACAACAAATTCCAGTTCCAATTGCCGATTACCCCCTATGGCTGGCGGCATTACCCAAACAACAGATGCCGTAACAGACCGGACGTAAGAACGGCCCACAGTACGAATACACAGACGGCCACACGAACGGACCACCGTATGGCGGCTTTGTTAATCTTGAGGCCCATCTTTTCGGCAAGCACAAGACCCAAAATAGCCACTCCTGTTCCGATAAAAAAGGTCAGACCTCCGTCAACAGCGGCAATAATTTTAGGGCTTGGCGCTAAAAACAATTTTAGGGGAATCGTTTCGTAAGCCATGCTGCTCGACCTCCTTCCAAAAGCCGTCCATTTCCTTCGTGATTCCCTCGCTCCGCTCAAACCCTGCCATCCACCCTTGCGAATAGCCGATAAACAGCCCCAACCCAAATCCGAAAGCCCCACATACGAATATCATTGGTTATTCCTCCCACATATGATTGATGATTTTCTTCTCAATCCGACGGTAACTGGAGACTTCCGTGGCATCATGGCGATACATATGGTCCAAAATGGCGTTGTAATCATCGTCCGTTTCGGCGTTCTTATAAAGATCATTCAATTCCGCCGATGAAAACAGGTAAGAGGTTCTTTTCATTTCTTCCATCTTTCTTTGATGGGACGTATCCTTTTTTGCCTCTTTATACCCTTCGAACATCGCCCAAACCAAATCGTTGAATCCCACCATTCTCACCCCCTGTTTAGAATCTTCCGTCTTGTCGCATAATGTACTATAATGTAGTAAACGACCCCCTTTCGGCGGCGGTGTATCCGTACCGTTCTCCATATATATGCACGGCGGCCGGAACTCATACGTTGTACCTAAAAAAGGATGAAAAAGAAAAGGAGGAATAACCATGTTTGGAGATTATGAAACCTACCACACCCCTAGCTGGGATTGGGAAAAATCCGTTTCCCACCATCCAGGGAAAATTTATAACTGTGAATACTGCGGTGTGGAGTTGTATAATAATGAAGTGTTTTTAGTCGGCGGCAAGCCTTATTGCGGCTGCTGCAAATAGAGAATTTCGGGAGAGTGTAAAGGGATGCACAGCAACAAGAAGGAAATCGTGGATGTGTTGCATGAGGAAATCAAGAAAAGAAACTGGAATATGAGGCAAGCTGGAGTGTTTTTTGATGTAAATAACACCAATTTATACACTCTTATGAAGGAATATAAGGGTGTTTCTTTTGACCGGTTTATCGACATATTAGATAAGCTGGACCTGAAATTGGTCGTCGAGGATAAAGATGCAAAGTGGGGCGAAGATATGGCACGGCTGCGCATGATGCCAAAAAAACTATTTACCACCGAACGGGTGGAAAACCGGGAGCTGGTGAAAAAACATGGATTCCATCCGCGCGTGGACCTGTTTGCTTCGCCGGAGATCGCGCTTAAATTCATTGGCGTGGATTGTGACGTATATGAAATTTCCCTGGGTCTGCTGATGCGCCGGAAATTTGATGTAGTGGAGCATCCGTTTGGCACCATCTACAGCTATACAGAGCATATTCCGGCAGAATCCATACGGAACTGGACCACCCACCGGCAAGTATAAGGCGCTTTTGTGCCTTTTGCCAGGCGGAGCAACCCTCAAAATTCAAATGAAAACGGGGTGAATGCGCTCCCTAATCGCTGTTCATATGTATTGCGGCTGGAAACCGCAATGCTTGTTGCTCCGTCTGCCAAAGGGCATAATTGAAACGTAAATTTAGACGCAAAGGAGTGTTTTAGATGGAACCTGAAAAATGTCCTTATTGCGGTGCTGAAGAAGTTGATAGAGAAGGTACTTTTTATGATGAGCAAGAAAAAAGAGAAATTGCTAAGTTCAGGTGTAATATCTGTAATTTTGAATTTGATGAAGATTTAGAGTGGTAGTTCGCAATTCGGTTCAACTTATAAATAGCAAAAAACCCTGGGTGTTTGTGGCCCAGGGTTCCTTGTTTTCCCAAAATTGAAAGTGGGGCTTTCGAAAATCAGGAAAGTGTTTAGGGTTTCAGTATATCAGAACCAATCCCGCCGGAGCAATACCCCAGTATCATCCAGCGGTTCCAGGTTCCTTCAATCGGTGATAAAACCGTCAAACCCTTTTGCTTTTAACTGTTGCAACAAGGTTTCCGCGTTGTTTCGGTCGCGAAATGCCCCTACCTGAACGCGATACAGCTTGTCCGATGGCGCTGGCTGCGGGGCCGGTGCCTGTTTTTTGACTAATCCAAACGCTTTGGCCATCCCGTTCACATAGCCCAGGGCGATCTGCTGCAAGAATGAATCCGATTTCAATTTGTTGGCGTCGGCGCTGTCAATGAACAGGTTTTCCCCAAGCATCGCAGGCATGTGCGTTTCCCTTGTGACCGCATGATTCGCCCTCTTTTTGCCCCGGTCCGCCACATTTCCGATGGCTGCCATGACTTCCGGATGGATCACATTTTGGTACGCGACTGATTTAGAGCTGGCATTGGTATGGATATACGTCTCAAACCCGGTACCTCCGCCTGCGTTGATATGGATAGAAAGAAAATAATCCGCATCAGCCCGGTTGGCGATATCTGCCCGTTCAGAAAGCTCCAAAAAACGGTCGTCTGTCCGTGTATACAAAACGTTTACACCCTCATACCCTTCCAAGAAACGGCCAATATATTTCACGATGGCAAGGGTCAGGTCTTTTTCTTGCAGCCCGTTTCCGACGGCTCCTGGGTCTTTTCCGCCGTGTCCAGCATCCAGTATGATTTTCATAGTCCATCCTCCTTTCTTTTTCCGTCTGCATATCCTTCACCGAGAATATAAGCTGCCACCATCGACACGATAGCGAAAACGGAATCTCCATTCAGGCCAAGGTCGAAATAGTCATTGGCGATAACTGTAATAACTCCGGCAACAGTTACCAAGAATTTACGAGAACTCAGCTTCTTTTTCATTTAAATCCCCCCTGCATGGCAAATCCAATAATGGCCAAAATCATTGCCCCAATAATGAGGCGGATAATCCATTGGGTGTTAGACTTGATGGAAGTAATGTCCGCTTTCATGTCCGCGATGTTATGCTCCGCCACCGCCATACGTGTTCGAAAATCGTTCATGTCCCGTAACACATCCTTATAATCATCCTCCAGTTTTTTGACGCGAGCTTCCATTGGCTTCACCCCTTTATATGAAAAAAGGAACGCCCCCGAAAGGGCATCCCTTTAATCTACCTAATCTTCATGTTCAGCATCTTTGTTTTCCCGCGCGAGTTTGGCGTAATACTCCATGTTGGCATAGTCGAGAGGCTCCTGCCCTGCCCCCAGCCTTGCCATATCCCGGATGGCGCGGTTGATGTTGTCAATGTGATACCCTTTTCGCTCGCCCGAAAGCGTCTTGTCGGTGCGGGCATAGGTACGCAAGTGCCGCAGCTGGGTCAGGTAATTGGCCGCATCGCGGGCGTATCTTACCTTGTCGTTTGGCTTGTTTTTAATCCCATTACGGCTGTGCTCCTCCTCCAGTTCATCTTTCTTGTCGTAAAACTTGGTGGTGGAGAACGTGTTGCCGTCCGCGGCATCCGCCACAAATGAACGCTCCAGGATGCTCCGGTCGCTCGTCGGCTTTTCCCCGTATGGGTTCGGGACAAAGGCGCTCACGCCGCTTATCGCCATGTTCCCCAGGGTTCCGCCGAGACTGCCCGCAAATTGGTCAATCTTGGTTGGCGGTACATCAAACACACCGCCTAACCATTTCGCGAAATCGGTGGTATAGTCATTCACCTGTTCTTCCGGCGGCCGGTTGTCATACGGCTGGACTGTATTTCTCCAGTTAGAGAAATCTTTCTCGGCCATCCACTCCAGGAAAGGAACGAAAGCCGTTGGCAATAAGGACGGCACCATTGAGGTCGCTAAGTTTTTGGCGAACCCTTCGAATGCGGTCCGGTCCTCCCGCATGGATTGGAAGAATAGACGCTCCGGTATCACCTTGAACGCAAATCCCCACTCAAACGGAATCGGGATTTTTAAGAATTTTCCGTCCCCGATTGGAATATTCCAGAACAGGTCGCGTTCCCATTGTTCCAGTTCCCAATAATCATCGTCGTCCCAGTTCAAAGCGGCGAGCAGCATGGTTGGCAGGGTAATGAACAATGAACCCCTCATAAGCGAACGCACCGGATGGTTTTTGATTTCCCGCATGAACCGGTCCGGACCTTGAAGGGCCACGTTAAAGAACAGGCTCACCCGGTTGATGTTTTTCGTGCTTTTGCCGAACCGGCTGAAATCCACGTCCACATCACGGCTTTTAATCGCCGCTTCCACTCGGTCCGCCCCTTTTCTCCGGGCCTGCTGGTATTCGGCAATCCGGATGGTTTCGTCCGTCACCTGGGCAACATGGCGCAAGAACTTATAGGCCGGTACGGTTCCCAGCGTCAAGAACGCTTCTTTCAAGACTTTCGAGACATTCGGCTTAAACAGCATCCGGTTCTTGGCATCCCGGAAATACTCCCGCTCGATGGATAGAATGGTTGACTGGGCGCCGCCCGCGCTCATCCAATCCCAAAAAAGCGCATCTTCTTTGCCGACCGAATGTTTGACCGCTCCTTTCAACCCTCTCCACAGATCAGGAAGAAGGTGCAGATAATCGCTTGGCTTCGTATAGCTGTCAGACTGCATCAGCATGGTTGGCAGCGCCCGGATAGGACCCCTTGGAATAAACGTCGGCGACAGCGTAATCCCGGTCCGCAGGATGTTGTTTGGAATCGCAAGCAGCTTCATCCAGTCTTTGATGGTTTCGTTGTCCATCGCCGTTAAGGCCCGGAACAATTCTTCATCGCGTACTTCGTACAGCTTTTGTTTGCCGCCGTTCCACACGGTCACGATGTTTTCGGTCATGCTTGGCGCCACAAACGGGCGGAAAATCCGGGACATTTTATTTAAGTCAAGCTCGGTGTCAGCCAAATCAATGCCCGCATCGTTCAAGACCGATAAAATATCCTTTTCCAGTTCTTCCAGGTTGAAAGTAGTCACTTTCGTTTTCGGGTCCACTTCCACCATGATATCTGCGGAATCTTCCCCTAACAGCTTCGTAAGGGCTACCCCTACATCGTTTCGCTGGGCCAGGTTCAGGTACATGAAGGTGTTCTTCATGATGCTCTCCAGCGGGTCAATGATGTTCCTTGCCGAACCGGTTTCTTTCATACGCTTGACCGGGTTCGCTGAATTGGCGAATTGGTGCCGCCTTGTTCCGCTTTGGCCGCCTTCCCGTTCGCCGGATTCTTCCATGACGCGGTAGAACGGCACGTAAAACGGATACTTGTCGTTCCATTCATCCACGCTCGATTCTTTCAGCACGCCGCTGTCTACGAGTTCCCTTGTGACATAATCCTGATATTCATAGAGGCTGTCGGCCGCCGCCGCATAATCGGCGCTTTCGGCATCGAGTTCCGCAATCAGCGCATTGGCATCGTTCACGGAAATCGGCGTCTTGTACTTCCCTTCATCATGAAGGGTCAAGGCGTGTTTTGCTTCCAGATAATAACGGAAGTTTTCAATGTCCGGCACGCTTTCCAGGATTTCTTTAAAGCTCGGCGCGATCTTCTGCCCGGTCGCTTCGTCGATAACGCCGTATTCCATAAAGGCTTGGATTTTTCCGGAAGTTCCCCTTGTTCTCCAGGCCAAGAGATACGGATTCTCTTTCCCTTGCAAGTCGCGGTCGCCTTTTAGCTTCTCGGTTGCGTGTTTCAGGCCGACTAATTCCTCTACCCAATCGGCGTAATAGTCGCTCGCCTTTTTCTTTTTCTTCCGCTTTTTGCGTACATCCGTCACACCGCTAATCCGCGCTTTTGCCGACTGCCCTGTCCAGGTGTCAAACATGGCGCCAAGCTGGTTCAGGGCTTCCAGTTTCCCTTCTTCCGTCATTTTCTCGACGAATTCATCGTAAAAATCCATCCCTTGGACAGCTGAACGGTTGTACAGGTATTCGCGGACGAATTCCGCTGCCCCCTCCATTGCTTTCTCGTCATCCGACATATTGGCCGGAATGACAAGGTTCGCTTCGGCCAGGTCGATTAATTCCTGCTGGTTTTGGGCGTTGATCAAGTCGTATTTATTTTCGAGCATATGCCCAAGCTCATGCGCCAGCACCACAAAATCAGCGAAATTCTTGGTGCGGATTTCATTGAATATCCGCTTATACAGCCCTTGCACCCGTCTGCGGTAGCGGCCTGTTCCGATTGGCACGTTAAACTCTTTTCGGATGTGGTTTATGATATCCGAGCGGGAAACGGTGCCGTCCGTATCGAACGAGTTGGCGTTGTTTTGCTGTCTTGACGGCAGGAACGTGTTTTCTGTGACGCCGCCCCCTCCGTTTGGCGGTGTAGGGTCCTTGTCAAATGCCGGTTCAGGGTCCCGTTCAAACAGGAACTTCATCCGGAACTGCTCAATCGGGTCGCCTTTCTTTTTGTACTCTCCGCCGTAACGGTGCATATGCCCCCGGAAGGATTCAAATTGGCTGCTTGGAATGTTCTTTAAGTTTTTCACCAGCCAAATCTCTTTTCCGGTTTGCGGGTGCGTCGTTTTTTCCACCGATACCGGGATGCCTTTAATGGTTCGCTCGGTCGGCCCGTTGTTTGGCGGTGTATTCTGCGGCGGTGTCTCGCCCTGTTGTTGCGGTGCCGCTTGTTCCGGTTCGGCTGTTTCGTTTTTGTTCCCAGCTTTCCGTACCCCTTGGCGGCTGGTCAAAAGTTCCGTGGTCTGCGTCGTGTTTTCGCTCAGGTTCCACTTCACTTCTACCCGTGCAGGAGAACCGTCAGTTTGCGGATACAGCTTTTGGATAGGCGCGGTCACTTCTTCCCCATCGTATTCAAAAGTGATCTCGTCACCGACACGGACCTTATCGCCATTGGCAAGGGTCAGGGCGTTCTCGGCTTCCTGTCTTTCCCGTTCCGCATTTTCTTCCCTAATGCGCTCGATTTCCCGAATACGGTTGGCGAAGGTGGTTTCTGTAATGCCGACAATATCAGCCCTCCGCTCGAAATCACGGATAAAGTCGATATCCCTCATTTCGATTGGGTTCTCTACTTTGAATACGTTCACCGTGCGGTATTGGTCGTTTTCATCGAGGTATTCCACATTTTCTTTCGTTTCCACGACTTTTGCCGCATAAACAGAAGTCACATAATCCGGTTTTTCGTCCTTTTGTTTCTTCTTGTTTTTGGATGGAACCGCCTGGTAGTCAATGCCGACAATCGTGTATAAGTCGCGCCCACGCTGGAATACCGTGTCAAAGGAGTTCGTGAGTTCAAACTGGCGTGCTTCTTCCCGAAGGTCCGCCACTTCCGCCATCATTTGGTCGAGCTTTTCAGCGTCAGCGAACGGCTTGCCGCCTTTTTCCTGCGCTTCTTTCAGCGCTTTTTCATTCTTCGTAATGGTTGCTTCACCGCTTGAAGAATAGGCGTGCCTGGTAAGCGGGCGAATGGCGTTGCTGATTTTCAGCATGAACCCGTTCATATCGTTTTCAAGCGCCTTGTTTAATGTCTCAGATTGGTATTCAATCTGGTTTCCGTTTGAACCGGTGAATGACAATGACAGTTTTTTGGATATTTTGGAATTGCCAAATCCATAGAAAAAGGCTTCATAGCGTAAATCCAATCCGCCAATCTTGGCAATAAAGTTGCTGGTTTCTCTGGTTTCTTCCACATCCAAAAGCGGCTTCACTTTTTCAATCAAGGCTTCACGGAACGCTTTTCTTGGGTTCCATTCGGACGGCTTTACATCTTCCGGCTTGTTTTCTTTCGAATATACCACACCGTCCATTTCGGCGATAAAGTCGTCGCCGCTGATGTCCACCGCCGCTTTTTCCGCTTCTTTCGTCGCTTCCAGCCTACGCTTGTTATTTTCGATGATGCCCGGCATTTGTTTGATGATATTGGCGTAATTCGCCTGTTCCTTGTTATGCTCCGCTTCCAGGTAACGCAAGTTGCGCAGTTCCTTTTCCGTGGATATTAGTTTTTTCATCGCTTCGTTTCCAGTTGCTTCTGACGAGATTTCGGAGTACGACAAAATTTGTTCCGCAATTTCTTCCATTGTTCGCACTTTGGAATCCCCGCTCATGACTTGGGCGATGAATTTTGCTTTTCCCTCCAGTGTTTTCCACATTAAAGCGTCAAAAGAACTCTCTGTTACATAGGTCTTGATTTTGACCTTCGGATTATAGTTTCCTTGGCGGATAATCCGGCCTTCCCGCTGTTCAATGTCCGCAGGGCGCCATGTAGGGTCCGCATGGTGCAGCATGGTTAATTTGTTTTGCAAGTTCATCCCGACGCCCATCTTGCCCGTTGAACCGATCAGGACGCGAATCTTTCCTTCATTGAACAGTTCGCTCAGTTTTTTCTTTTGGTCCGGCTTGCTGTAATCATGGATAAAGGCAATTTCGTTTTCTTTGACGCCTAGCTGAATCAAACGGTCTTTCAAGTTTTGGTACATAGACGCGCTTTCTGTGTCTACCCCTTCCTCGTCGGAACCGTCCTCATTTTTATTTTTGGAATCATCGTCAGCTTTTGGCACCCCAAGGTCCATGAATACAATTTGCGTGCCGTTGTCAAAGGTCTTACCAATCTTTTCATGCATATCTTCCCGCACGGGATTTCCTTTGGCAGTACGGAAATATTCATCCGCCACATGCTCGGCCACCATGTTCAGCTTGCTCTCTTTTTCATTTTGCGCTTTGCCGTCAATGATGCGGTAGTCAAGGGCCAGTTTCTTTCCTTCGCCGGTCAGTTTCAGCATGTTGTCCATGTACGGCTCTACGCCGTCTGCAACCGCCGCTGCCCGTTTAATCATGATTTCCAAATACGTCTTTTGGTTGTCGCTCATCGTCGCCGTGACGGTTTCGCGCTCCGCTTCCGGACGTTTCAGGTACGGCAGATCATCCGCCATCTTTACGTCCGCCACGTCCTTGAACATGTTCATGAGTTCCGGAACGTTCGTGAATTCAGCGAACCGGGTCCGTTCTACAAATTTACCGCTGGTATTCAGCTCCACCGAGTTGATGGTGGTTCCGAATTGTGCGGCCCAGCCGTCGAAATGCTCCATTCCCATTTCTTCCAGCTTCTTCGGGGCCAAATAGCGAAGCATCGTAAACATTTCTGCCACCGAGTTTGCAATCGGCGTACCGGTCGCAAAAACCGTTTTCCCGCCCGTTTCATTCATATGGGAGGTTTTCATGTACATATCCAGTGAACGTTTGGCGCTGGAATTGGAAAGCCCGCCGATACTCCCCATTTTGGACGAATACATCAGGTTTTTAAAGTTATGGGCTTCATCCACAAATACCGCGTCAAACCCGATTTCCTCAAAAGGAATCGCCACGTCTTTGAAGTCTGTCTTTTTCGCATTGGCAATCCGTGTTTCCAATCGCTCTATCGCCGCTTCGATCTGCTTGACGGTGAACGAACCGCTTTCGTTTTCTTCCAGTGCCGTTCTCAGCTTATCGACTTCCCGGCGCAGGAATTCTTCCTCAAATTCCGGTGACATAGGAATGCGCTCAAAGCTCTCATAGGTCATGATCACCACGTCATAGTCTTTGTACATCACATCGGCCAGCGACTTGTAACGCAGCATCCGGTTTTTCTCGGAATCTTTTTGCACCTTTGCGATATCTCCCTCGCCTGTTCCCGTTCCCAACACCTTGATATTGGCGTTTGGATAAGCGTGCTTAAATTCCCGCGTATGCTGTTCGAGCATGAAACTAGGCACGACAAGAACCGGCTTGCGGATAATCCCAAGTCGGCGGCCTTCCATGATGGACACTTGCATTTCCAAGGTTTTACCGGCCCCTACGACGTGCGCATAAAGGGCGTTTTGCTGTTGCAGGGTGCGCACCACCGCATCCTTTTGGTGTTTCATCAGCTTGTATTCAGGAATTAACCCTGGGAATTGCTGGCCCCCATAAAACTTTTCTCCGTCATATGTGCGCAGAACGTAGCTGTTGAACTTGTTGTTATACAAGTCGGTCATCTGTTTGGACAGCTCCGGTGATGAACGGATGTAATTGCGGAATTCCTGCAATAGCTGGTCGCCTTTTCGGCGCAGGACGTTGGTTAAGCGTTCCCGTTCCACTTCTAGCTTTTGGAAACTTCTTAGGTTTTCCTCTTTAATGGATGCCTTTAACGAACGCTGGTTCATCATTACTTCGATAATGTCAGCGGCACTCCATTTCGCATGGCTTGTTTTGGACCCTCTCGGGCTGATAAGGATATGGTCGTCAAGACCGTAGGTGACGGTGTTTTCATGACTTCCCCAGCGGTTATAATGGTCCGAATCTGAATCGACCGTCCACGAAGCGGTGTTGGTATTGAAGCTGACCTTTGGCTCCATGATGTTCAGCTTATCGCGCAGGAAGTCTTGATATACCTGTACCGGAATCCATTGCTGCCCGAAACGGATGCCGTCAACCACTTGGTCGGTCGTTAACCGCGTCGGCAGGATTTCCTCTAATGCCGCTTGCTGCTTTTGGTATTCAGGCCGCCCCTGAACAAATTGCAGTTTTTGGTAGATATCGCCGGACAGATATTCGTCGGCTGGAACGTAATCGGCTTTTTCCGGGTCAAAGTACACAAGGTTCTTTTCGTCCAGTTCGTTGATCACGTTGTCCACGTCTGACTTCATCAGGTCGGAAATCAGGAACAAGTCAATTTCCCCGCGGTTGGCAAGGGAGACAGACAACGCATTTTCAATGCTTCCCTTTACGTCAATCGAAATGTCCGGGAATTGCATACGCTTGTAGAAGAAGTCAATCTTCTCCCAATTCTTTCCTTCCTTGTGTTCCAAGGCACGCAAAGCGACAAGGGTTGCCACGTCTTTTTGGAGCGGGTCCAGCACTTTTGCTTGGTTGAAATGGCCGTGTGCTTTGACAAACGCGTCATATTGTCTGTTGAGTTTTTCCCGAATCGGTGCCAACTCGCTCGATTTTTTGTTTTTGTCACGTTCTAATCGGCGAAGTTCTATAGCTGTATCCCGGACGGACAGCGCCCCTCTTACAAGCGCCTGGTGTTCATCCTTCACATAGAAAGGAACCCACTTGCCGTAAGTGTACTGGACGAATTTTCCTTCCCGCTCATGAACAGCCCCGTCATGGATGCCTTTTTCATACGTCGCCCAATCTTCCTCAATGGCGTTTTCCACCTGAATGATGGTATCGTCTTTGACAATCGGCACGAATGCGTTTTTGAATCCAGATAAGACCTTAGACAGCGCCTTTTTGAATTTGGATGCGAAGTTGTTGGCCACATAGCGCAATTTCTTTTTGCCCCATCGGTCCGTATCCGCTTCAATGTCGCCCGCCACTTGGTCAGGGTTCTCCACGAAATACTTGTTAATGCGCCCTTCATCATCGCTGCTTTGCTTTGCCCCTTGATACAAGATGGAACTCTTGATATCCGCTGGTTTTATCCCCATTTGAATTTTATCCGGGTCCTTCTTGCGGAAGAAAATAATATCTGTCGCCACGTCTGTTCCGGCGTCTTTAAAGGCTGCGTTTGGCAGGCGCACGACTTCCAGCATATCGGCATGTTCCATCAGATATTTACGTGTGTTGCTGTTTACCTCATCGGAATTGTCCATTGTATTTGTTGCGGTAATCAATACCCCGATGCCGCCTGGACGAAGTAAATCCATGCTTCGCACCAGGAAGTAGTTATGAACCTTCCTTGTGACCCATGCCATCTTGATGGCGGCCCTTGTTTTGGTTGCCGCTTTGTCTTTGTAATCCATATCCACCACGGGAATATTTTCACCGAATGGCACGTTCCCGATCACTACGTCAAAGCTGTTATGGGCAAAAGATTTCTTTTCAAACGCGCTATGGTAGTGAACCTGTTTCGGATACAGATACTTCGTAATCAAGTATGTGATGCGGTCGCGTTCGGTCGTAATGAATTTGGTGTTCTTTTTCATTTCCTCCGGCATGGACCCGATAAACATACCTGTTCCGACGGACGGCTCCAATACGCGCCCGCCTTTGAATCCGGCTTCTTCCAAGAAGCGGTACATTTCGCTGGCAATCTCGTAATTGGTGTAGAAAGAAGTGTTCGTCGATTTCCGCATATCGGCGTATTCTTGTTCTGTGAACAGGTCGTCGATATACTGGGCCAGTTCTTTGTATTCATCCTTGGCTTTATCGAAGTATTCAGGCAGCCCGCCCCACCCTTGGTATTTCGCCAATACCTCTTTTTCCTCTGCCGTTGCTTGGCGGCTTTCTTCCTGCAAGACTTTCAGTAATTTCAGGGCGGCAATATTGTTATTGAAGCGGGTTTTCTTCCCGGATTCATAGATATTGCCCGTAATCACATGGTCTACTGGAATAGGTTTGCCATCAGCATTTCGAGGACTGTCCGGTATCTCGCCGTTAGTTCCTGCACGTTCTGATGATACTCCTTGCCCAGCGGTTGATTGTTCACGCTCTCCAAGATCAGCCGGTCCAGTTCCTCCGCCAGATTTTGTTCCGCCTTTAGAAGATACTGTTTCAGGCGTCCCGTCTTTTTGAGTTCCTTGTACATTTCCGGCTGGCGTTCCTCCAGGTACGCTTCCAGTATTGTTAGGGTTGGAAACAAGGTTTGCACCTTCTCTCTCTTTTAATTTTTTCAGGAATGGCGCTGGGTCGTCTAGCCATACCGGCCCATAAGTGCCAAATTGGAATTCATCGGCTTCTACCCGTTTGTCAAATTCACCATAAGGCATTTTTTCGCTCGCCTTTTTTGAATTCGGGTCGTACACGACGGTTACATCGCCGTTTACATCCATTGTCACTTGAATTAAGGTTCCGTCCTCTGTCAATCCCCGGCCCCATCCAAGATATTCCCTTCTCGCTTCGTTCATATCGAAAGCGCCGAGTTCCTTGTAGCGGTCTTGGAATTCCTTCGAATCATATTCCACCGGCAGGCCGAATTTCACCCGGTTCGCCACATATACATCAAAGGCTGGGCGAGGGTCCTCCATCGGTCCGAGAATGCTCTTTAGGAATGCTGGGTGCGCTCCTTTAGGCAACAATTTAAATAGCTGTGCTTCGTCTGCTGTGAAATTGAAATCCTTCGCAGAACGGGTTTCCCACGGCTGTTTATCTGTAACCCAGTAACCTGTGTTCGCTTTTCTTCTTAATTCTTCTTGTTTTTTACGATAACGCGGCGGCACGTTTTCATCCTCGCCCACAATGCGGATTCTGTTCACATCCAGAGGCAGACTGAACACTTTTCCTTTTTCATTCGCCAGAAGCACTTGCCCGTTTTCGTCAAAATGGTCAATGAAGCCTACCTGTTCGCGCCCGGTCCCGTCCGTGAAGGCGACTAACATATTTTCAGACAAGTCGCTCCGCTGGGTGTCGTAAAGGACCCTCTTATCCTCTTTTTCTCCTCTTGCCAGTTTCATATGTTCCGGATTGGTCACATCAAAAGGAACCAATACTTTCAATAACTGTTCGGCTGGCATTGGGTTTACCCATTTTCCATTCTTTTCTCGGAACGTGCCATATTTTCCGCCTTTTACATCTTCGAACCATGAGGTTTGAACCGGCTGATCGCGGCGGATAAAGTCAGGCAGGAATGGCATATCCCCTTCCAGTTCCGATATATATTGAGCTTTCGGCTTGTTAAAGCGGTTAAAGTCAATATCATCCATCGTATATCGTTCGATTTTATCGCCTGTTTGCGGCAGCTGGCTGATTTCATCGGCCAATTCTTGCAGAAGTTCCTCGTCCGTTTTCTCGGCTGGCGCTTCTTCAATTTCCGCATCCAAAAACTCGGTTCCGGTCGATTCCAGGTATTCATCCCAATCCGGGTCGTCCCAAGTTGTCATTTCCTGTGACTGCGTATAGAGGGATTTCAAAGACAAACGAAGTTTCTTGCCGTATTCGTTCATCATTTGTTCGGACCATTCCGCAAAGTCGACCACGCCGTCGGCCATCTTTTTCGCCCCGACAATGGCCGCCGCCGCATATAAATCAAGCGGTAAGGAGTTCATTCTGTCTTTGTTGTCATTCAGATACTTCTCGGCGTTCTTTGCCAGTTTATCCAAACGAGACATTGGCTTGCTGTTACGGATTTTATCGTACTTCTGCGTAATTGGGTCCTGCTTGGTTTCCGGCGCTTTTGGTGCTGGCGCCTTGCCTTTATACTTCTTCAAGAACGCCTGCGCTTGCTTGATTTGCTTCGGAATCTCATACGCTTCTATATCAGCATCCGTCATATCACCAAGGTCCATATTCATCCGTTCGATGCTCCACTCGACTTCCTTAATCAGTTCTTCCATGCTGTCGAGCTTGGCACCATCGGAAACCACATCATCAAGCTGAATCTGCGTTTCACGAGGGAGTTCATTGTAATATTTTTTGTAATCGAATGCTGTTTCTTTTGGCGCTGGTTTCGGCTGTCTTTGTTCAGATGGACGGTATTTGCTGATGAATTTTTTCAGGGCTTCAATGGCGTCCTTTTGCATTTTTGCTATTTGCTTTTCGGTTTTGCCCTCATCCCTTAATTCATCCAAATCATCGTTATATGTGTCGCCGCCCTCGATGGAATCTACCGCAAATTCAGCTTGGAAAATCAAATCCTCAATCGTATTTACACCGGCTAAAGGCTGGGTTTCCATCTTGATTAAACGATGTTTTTTCATTAAGGCTTGCGCTTCATTTACAGCCGTTTTAAACAGATCATTTTTCGGCGCGTCGATATCAAAATCGTCCAGTTCGCTCGGGCTGTCACTCATGATTTCATCCATCATGGACGGCACCTTGCCCCCGACAACACCGGTCACTTTCATTTTTTCCGGATAGAACGCAAATACCTGGCTTTGGAGTTCCATAACCTCATACACATGATTGTCTTTGAGGTATTGTTCCCAAGCACCATAACGGTCTTGCCCAGCTTTCCATTCAGGCGAACCTAAAGGGAAATCGTTTGAGCTGTCATTCGGGTTCCATCCTTGCGACTTATAGTAATTGTCATGGGTGAATTTGCGGTCTACATCCACCACAATCGCGTCATATCCGCGTTTTTTCAGTTCTCCGGTTTTTCTGTCCAGTAAAATAGCGCGGTCAATGCCTAGATCGTTTAAAAGTTCTTGAAGCTCGCTGTCGTTATGAAGCACGATTGGCTTTTCAAAACGCCCTTCGACTTGCAGGATTTTATCGTACACCGGCATACGGGCGGCTGCTCCATCAAACCAAGTTGGGTCGTCAAGATTTTGCGCCATATACAGACCGTCATTTCCGAATAGGTTGTCATGGTATTGGCGGTTGTCGTCGCCTACTGCCTTGAACCCTTCTTTTTCGATGCCTGCATAATTGGCGTTAGTGGTGCCGTGGAACCCTTTGAAGGTCATAGGCTTTCCTTCATAGCTCTTGGTGCCAAGCACATCCTTGATTTTGTCGGCTGATTTCTGGACCTTTTCATCCCGTGTATTACCTTTATCCTTATTCACCCATCCGGAACCGTCTAAGGAATAAAGTTGCGGTACAGCATCCATTAGTTTTTTGTCCATTGTGCCGAGCATATGGAATCGGATTTTCGGATACTTATGGACGATTTGATGCGCCCATTGTGTGCGGTTTGGCTTTCCGACAGAATTGCCAAGGGCAATATAGTCCGCGCCACGTTTGACATACCAATCAATCACGGATTCATCAGCACCATATGGATACACCGGAATAGGGTTCATGCCAATCTCTTTGAATACGTTGTACACAAATTGGCTGGCTGCTACCGCGTCGCCTGCCGCAGAACGGGAATCAAAGGAAATCACATGACTGACTAAATCCTTGTTCTTTTGCCAGAACTCAATGAAATTATGGATTTTGGTGCGTCCGCTGGAATCTTTATCCAAGTAACCCACTTCATCGAGAATTTGTTCAGCCATTTGCTTATAATTCAGGCTGTTATTTACCGCTGTGTCGTGGATATCCAGCAGGCCGATATATTCGCCGGTATTTGCGTATGTGAACGCCCCATTATCTAAAATGATTTCCGGCGTGTAACCGATCACGTCGATTAACTCGGTTTGCAAATCTTTGTTTTCCCAGCGTGGCATTGACAATAAGATGCGGGCTGGTTTTGCTTTTCTTACGGCTTCAATGTCTGTCGCATTTGGAGAAAGGCTGAAATACTTCCGGTCCTCTAACAAATGCTGCGGTTCCTGTTTGTTACTATTAGTATTCTCGGATGGCGCTTTTTCTTCCTCCACCAATTCCACTTTATCCTGGTCGATATAGACCCCGCGCTTTTCAATCCCGGCCGCCACTTTCCGATACACTCGCAGTAAAACGTCGGTTGTTACACCTTCAACCGTCCACACGCCGCCATTCCAGCGGATTTTATCGCCCTCTTGATACGGGTTATTTAATTGCTTGATGATATCGTCCAGTTCTTGCTTATCCTTAACACCGTATTGAGTTTGCATTTCTTCTATGCTGTTGTCGGTGTCTTTCAGGAATTCATCAGCCGATTTCCACTTGTTTTCTTTCACTAGCGGGCGCAATTCTTCTTTGAATGCTTTCAGTTTTTTCAAGCGTTCTTTATTCTGCTTTACAAATTCATCATGTGGCGCACTTGCGTTAATTTCCCAGTCGCGGGTATTGATAGCATATAGTTTGCCATCATCGCCCTTTACAGTAGTTCCCCCAAATTCGTTTACGGTTTCTACAACCCTTTCGACGCCCGTTTGAATGTTGCGGATATGGTCGCCTGCTTTGAATTTTGGAGTATTCGGCGCTGGCGCGTTTTCTTCCTGTTCCTTACGAATGCGGCTGACATATTGTTGAAGCTGGTCAAGTTTCTTTTTATTTTTCTCTTGCCCGTAATCCAGCATCTTCCATGCGTTTGTAAACCCTCCGCCAATATGCGGTATCATACCCAAACGCGACATATATTGTTTTAGACGCTCTGGAATTGGACCATCAAAGGAAACAATATCCCTTGCGATTTTGTCAATAGCCGGGAATGATTGGTCGGATGATTCTAATTTAATCGTACCGGCCTGAATGCGTCTTTTTACATCCGGTGCTAGAATTTGTCTCGTACCCACTAGTTTCGGGTGCGTGTAATCCTGAATGAGCAGTTCCATCGGCTTTTGGTTGGTTAAGATGTTCAGCACTTTTACTGGAATTTCTTGACCAAAGTGCATGATATAAATGGTGTCGCCCTTTTTGATACCCTCAATTTCCGGTTCTTTTTCCGGCGCTTTTTCTTCCTGCTGTTTCAATACATCATAGGGCATCCCTGTTCGGAAGTGTCCAATAATCCCGTCTTTTTCCAAACGCTGGATAAACGCCCCTGCCGTCCAACTATCTAGCTGAAATTGCGTTTTAAGGTCCTCGAATTCTAGTTTTTCTTGGCCCATGACAAAGGTTTTGACCGTTTCATAGTCAACAGGTGCCGCTTTTTCTTCCTGTTTGCCATTCATCATGTCAAAGGTGGAAATCAATTCAGGCGCCATGACGCCCTCTTGGTAAAACTCAATCCCCATCTTGTCGTTAATGTCCCCTACACTGACGCCTTTTGGCAAGAGTAGGTCGCTGGTATATTCGCCCTTATTGTTTTTGCCCTTGCGGAATACCCAGGTAATCGGCTTTGGTTCTTCTCTATCCCAATGGCGCTTGATTGGGGTGAAGGTAGCCGCAATCTGCGTCTTGGTTTCTTTGTATGCCACTTTCGGCAGCGCTTGGGTTTGGTCAATCACGCCCAGCGGTTTAGCGGTTTTCTTCGGTTCTTCTTGTTGCGGCTTGGGTTTTTCTTTTGGCGCTGGCACTACATCCCGTTTTTGCTGAACTTCTTTTTTCCATTTTAAAATTTCGCCAATGGACGGAGGTTCGTCGAACCCTTCTTCCACCATTCTTAGCTGAACATTTTCAGGTGTCACATCCAGCCTGTAACGGTAGATATCCTTAACAAATTGTTCTGCATTAAGTTTTGCTGGGGCTTTTTCCAATACCGTTATTTCATCGGTGTCCGGGCGAAGGTGTTTAGTAACCGCTTTTTGTCTTTGGTATTCCCCTTCGACTAAAGTCACAATGGTGTCCGCCGGGCGCTTGGTTCCAGGCTTACCAGCATCCCACGCATGGCCGGATACATAACCTGTTTTCGTTTCTCCGTTTTCCGTCCATTGGATATAATCGCCGCGATGGTAAACTTGATAGTCGTCGCTGTTTTTGGATACCGGTTCGGCATCTACTTCGGTTTCAGAATCATCTGAATAATCGTCTTGTTCCTCAACCGGTTGCGCTTTTTCCAAAATTTCATCCAGGCTGGAATAATAGGCAAAAAACGGTTTTCCTTGCGGTTCGTCTGCATATCGCGACATAAAGCCCGTATCTTCTTTTGATACCACGATAAGCGGCTCGTTTTTCTTCGTAAACTTCAAGACGACTTTATCCCCAACATCCAATTTCGCTTTATTTGGATGGTTGCGTTCCATTTCGTCTTTTGTTTTCGGCGCT